CTTCAGCTCGAAGTCCCCTGTCGCCGTCTTGAACCCCAGGACGAGGTCCTTCGCGGAGATCCTATCTCCCGGCGTCGAGTCCAGGACCGAGCGCATGACCTCCCGTTCCGCCTTCGTGACGTCGGGCCGCTTCAGCTGGTCCTCGATCATCTGGCGCGGGAACTCCGAGCGGTTCATCGGCAGGCGCTCGAGGGTCTTCAGGGTGTTCGGACTTCCCTCCAGCATGACCCCGAGGGAACTCGTTGCGGGCTTCGCTTCGAGCGCTTCCCTCGATCCGGCGATGACTAGCCCCGCAGCGAGCGCCGCCTTGGCCATGTCATCCTGCTCCCCAGGGTACATCACCGAGAGCGCAGCAGCCGCGCCGCCAACCGCAGCAGCCTTCCCAACGTCCCCAGTCGCTGCATCCTTCGCCACCGCCGCAAGCTCGTCACGAGAGAGGTCGGAGAACCGCCCCTGCTTGAGCTTCTCGACTCCCGAGGCAACGAGGTCGGAGGGAGGCGCCGCCGGAGCTTCCGCAGGTGCCGGGGGAGGCGTCGTTTCTGTTCCGCGTGATCCTGCCGCGCGGAGCGGCTTTCCATCAGGTCCAAGTATCGGGTTGCCATTCTCGTCGAGAAGAGTTCCAGGTTCGATCGGCGCAGCGGGCGCAGCCTCTGGTGTAGGGGGCGCTTCAGGCGCGGGAGCTGGTGCAGCTTCCTTCGGCTTGATCTTCGACTTCGCGAGGTCCACCAGGGCATTCCCGGAAACCGCGAGTCCCTTCGTCCCAGCGTAGTTCATCCAGCCGTTCACGAGGCCAACAACCTCGTCCCTCGGAACCTTGTCCCCCGAGAAGGTCTGGACGTAGTCTCCTCCCTTGTCGATCTGCTTCCCAATCCAAGCCATCACGCCGCCAACAGCCGTATCCGAGGGCCTATCCTCCGGCGACACAGCGTTGAGCATTCGAGTCAGCCACTGCGGCGAGCCGGCCTCCGAGACATACTCACGAAACTCTCGGCCGGTCGTAGCGATCGCCTGCCGCCTGTCGATCTCCTCCTTCGTAGGCTTCGGGGTCGGCCCAAAGTCGACGGTAAAGGGAACCTTCTCCCCCGGCGCAGGATTGAGGACGCGGAACCCTGCCTCTGCGAGAGACCCGGCGAGCGCCCCAGGCATTCCCAGAAGCATGTCGCCGAACCCGGCTACCTCTTGAACAACCGCCCGTGCAGCTGCCTTCACTCCGCCCCATCGAATCTGCGCGTCGGACTGCCCGCCGAACAGGTCCATATCCGTGAGAAGCCTCCCGCCGGAGTAGCCCTGCGGAAGTTCCTTGATCGGAGCACGTCCCGTTGCTTGATCCGTGAGAGACTTGTGCTGTGCCAGGAGTATGGCGCGGTTCGCGGGATCTTTCTCCGAGTCAATCGCCGCCCGCAGCTCCGCTCGATTTTCCGGCGACAGCTCGAATTGCTTCTCTCGAAGTGCCTCTCCCGGAGACAGCACGCCGGAGGCTGCTGGAGGATTCCCAGTGACGGGGGCTGCGTCGAGTTCTTCCGCTGAGATGAGTGGCATGGTCAGTCCTTCACGTACAGGCCTTGGCCAGTCCAGACACCCTGCTTGCCCTTGTACTTCCCGGCAGGAACCGTGTAGGTCGTACCGACCTTTCGATCCTCAGGGGCTGGAAGGGGGAGCGGAGCGCTCGCAGCAGCTGCAGGACCCTGTGCTCCTCTCTTGTACCCAGTCCGCGTCCCTGGGTTGGCCTCCATCCCGATAGTCGACTTGACCTCATCGAACCAGTTCGAGGCCTTCGCCACCGGCGCGAAGTTCCCTGCCTCGGCTGCGTAGGCCTGATCGAGGGCCGTGCCCGCATCAATGCCCTGCTTCTGCAGCGCCTTCGCCGCAGCCGCTACGTTGAAGGCAGCCTGCCTCATTTCGTCCGCAGGGAGGTCCGGATGGTCCGCCTTGATCCGCGAGGCCGCCTGGGCAATGTCGGCGGGCTGCGGAGACGCGATGTTCGTGCTTCCCGCCTTCCCTGCCTTCGTCGCAGCGTCGTTTGCTTTCTCCTCCTGAATCTTGAGGTACTTGATCCGCTCCTGGCGCAGTGCATCCTGGCTCTGCTTGTTCGCGAGGTTCGCAGCCGCGTCGGCCTGCTCCTTCTCCAGCTTGAGCTTCTCGAGGCCTTCCTTCGTGCCCTTCTTGACCCCCTCGATCATCGCAGGATCGTAGACCTGGAACTGCACAGGGATGGGCTGGCCAGGATGGTTGCTCATCCAGATCATCTTCGCCCGATTAAAACTCGCTTCGTCTGTTACCCCTGAAGCCAGGGCGTTGATCTCCGAGAGGTTCGCCGTGAGAACTTCGCGCCGACGGAACTCAGCCTGTGCGCCCTCCGTAAGGACCTGCTGCTGCTTGAAGCGAAGCTCCGCTGCCGTCTTCGCGTAGGCTTCGGATTGCTGTGCCAGCCCTGCCTTTGCGAGGGCCTGCGCCGCTCGATCGTAGTAGTCGGCCAGCTGTCCCTGCTTTGCGAACTGCTGCATCGTCTGCGCGGCGATCTGCTGTGCTGGAGGCGGTCCACCCTGCCCTTGCGGAGGTGCCTGCCCCGGCAGCATCCCAACATCCCCCGGAGAGTTCGCTCCCATGGCGAGAGCCTGGGCCGTGCTGAGGGTGGGTTGGCCAGCGGACGGATTCTCGATGCCCTGCATAGTGGTGCCAGCATCGGTCCCCTGCCCACTGGCCAGAGCCCGCAAAACCTGTTGCGCCTGCAGAGACTGTGCCGTCTGCATACGCTGCGCAGCTGCGTTCTCCAGGTGCAGCTGCGTCATCGCAGCCTGAAGATCGCCGCGCGCCTGATCCTCTGCCGCCATTCGCTGGCCGGCGGATACCCCAAAGAGTTCTGTCGTCATGTCGTACTCCGATCAGGGTCCAGTCGGGGGGACGAAGGGAGGCGTACCGTAGCCGTATCGCTGAAGGAGGGCATACGGGTTGGTATAGTTGGGAGGCAGGCCAGACCCTCCTGCCGCAGAGTAGCCGAGGCCGGCCAGGGACTGTCCTGCGAGATTCGCCGCCGCCACGCTTCCCGCTCCGGGCGTCGCACCAGCACCAGCCAGGCTCGCGAGGCGGGCCATTTCGCTCTGGTAGAAGTTCCCGCCGAACTGCGAGAGGGAAGCAATCTCGTTCCCCGAGCCGAGATACCCGCCTGCGGCCGACCCACGCTGCACCGCCTGAAGTCCTGCCTGATACCCAGGCCGCGAGGTGATGCTCGCTGGGTTTGCCTCGAGGGCCGCAAGGTCCCTGCCGTACCCCTCCCGATAGACAGAGAACGGGTCTGAGGCCTTCCTCATCTTCGACGCGAGGGAGAGGCCATACAGGTTGCTCGCGTAGGGCAGGGCCGTCTTCGCTGCGCCGAGAATGTCGCCAAGGCCAATCCCTGCGCTCGTCACGCTGCTCCCTCCACCTGCCGCCAGAGCGGGGAGAATATCGAGCGCGTCACCTGCTGTAAGTGCGCCGCCCAGGACGTCGCCTGCTGCACCTGCGCCAAGAGCCCCCACGCCGAGCGCCTCCGCCCCCAAGCCTCCGCCCGCTGACGCAAGGCCGAAGTCGGCGCCCGCACCTAGCGCCCCTCCTGCCGTCCCCCCGAGAATCTCTCCTCCGAGAGCCTCCGCCCCAACATCTACTGCCGCCGACCCTGCAAAGAACTCCCCAATAGCTGCTGCCGTAGCACCCATTTCAATCCCCTAAAACTTTTGCCACTGTGAACTCCTCGTTCTCATAGCCGAGGCGCGGGAGGATTTTCTCCAACGTCGTCCCGTACTTGATGCGCCAGAAGATCTTCTTGACGCCGAGTTTGAGGAGGGCTTTTTCTGACTCACGGATCAACTTCACTCCGGTGAATCCCTGGCGATGGCTAGGGCGGAGGAACAGAACATCATTGAACGCACAGCCCATCTTCTTATAGTGCAGATGCGTCCCTACGATGAAAACAGAGTAACCGACCATCTCCCCATCCTGCCAGACGGTCAGGGTAAATAGCCGGTTGCTCTGCTCTAGCCTCTCGTAGTTTTCCCAGTCGGGGAGCAACTCCGCGATCTCCTTATTCCGCGTGAGTTCCTCGTAGTGCTCCTGGAGGATCCCTGCGCTCTCGCGCCGGAACTCCCGCACCGACAGGGTCTTGTATTCGATCATGGATAGAAGCAGCGGCGGCCAGAGGGCGGCGGGACCGTCTGGACATGGCACCAGCCTTTCGTAGCTGCGGGGTGTTCCATCCACAGTCCGATCGAGGCGAGGGTCCCTTGGCCCTTCTCAGTCAAGAGCCAGTCGTCCAGCACACCGTCCGGGTCATAGATGTCGATTGCCTTCCCGAGCATGTGCTTGGAGTTGGGCGCTGCGTTCGGCGTCGAAGAATTGATGGACGGAGGGCGCCAGCCACTCGAGACGAGGGAGCGGGTGAGAGGGTTCTGTGGAGTCACCACGCCAAACAGGGCTGCTGTGTTGAGCAGCTGGTTCGCGAGGGCGACCGTCCGCGCGGCCTCTGTCTCGATCGAAGGCGACAAGTCCTTCGCGTAGGTCAGATCGCGGTTCATCCAGTAGTCTGCCAGAGAGATCAGTGCCGTCATCGCATTACCAGCAAGGAATATACCTTACAGTTCCATTGTCGTTGATAGGGACCCACTTCGAGGGATTGCCCGCCGCAGGCGCATTGTTGAGCGTACCCGCCGCTGCGGCAGCCCCGTTCGTCAGGTTCGTAGTGGTCTTGTGGAGGGTTCCAGTCCCTGTGGTAATGTCTCCCGTAAGGGTCAGGCTCGTCCCATTCTTCGCGTCGATCGTCGTGCCTGTGATGTTCAGGCCGTCGCCCAGCGTCAGGATCGCGTACCCGTTCGCTGAGACGTCGTAGAACACGAGGGAGTCCGCTCCTGGCACGGTGAGTGCGAGAAGGGTCTGCGCGTTGTTGTTCTGCGTCAAGGTCAGGTGGTAGTGCCCGTTCGCCGAGTCCCCTCCGAGCAGCCCCGCCAACAGTTCGTGGTTCACCACTCCGTTCGCCGACTGCGTGAGGAGGTTGTTCAGAATCTGCACGACGTCGAGGAACCATTTCAGCCAGAGCGGATTGAACTTCGCCTTCCCGCTCGTCTCATCGACGATGACGGGATCGGCGTAGGTTGGCGCCGGATTCAGCTTGAGGGCCATCAGAGGTCTCCCACCTCGACCTGCATCTCAACGGCTTGAAGGCGGAGGGGCGCATCGCACAGGTGCCTGAAGTGGAACGTGCGGCGGCGGAAGGATCCGAGGTTCTTGACGTTGGGCCGCTTGACCGCGAGGTCGATCCTGCGGAAGTTTGTCCACTCGCCCGTAGCGAAGTCGCTGTCGTTCGACCGCATCTCGAGAACGCTCCCGGGCGTCTGATCCGCGATGAAGTCGAGGCGGTGGAGGTACTTCACCTTCCGCGTGCCTCCATCGAAGTTCGGTGTGTAGAGTTCCCAGGGAATGCCCGCTCCGTTATCCGTGAAGGTGTTTATGTCGAGCTTATAGATCTTCCCATCCGTCTCGTGCTGCATTAGGACTTCCTGCCCACTCGTGTAGGTAGCAGAGACGAACGGCATGTAGTTCCCGTTCGTGTCAGTCCACTGGTACCACAGGTTCGTCGTGAGGTCGTACACGAGGGTCCGGTTGTCTTCCTTCAGCGTCACGCCGTAGAACCTGTGCCCGCCAAGCTTGAAGCTCCAAGACCAGACGGTGGGAGAGGAGGCGTCCTGAAGGAGACGCTCGACCGGGGGCGTGCCGACAGGCTGGACCTTCAGCCCCTCGAGCCTCTGAACACCGACGGAGCCTTCCCGCGTGTCGCTGACCCACACGAGGGTCCCGGCGACGTCCTGCACACTCCCCGCGAACCGACAGCCGTGGTTGAGCTTCGCTCCCTGCACTGTCCCGAGCGGAGATCCCACCGGGTTTCCTGCATCGTAGAAGAACTCCGTACTCCACTGCTTGAACGCCACGACGTAGGCGAGCTGCTTCGCCAGGAACACGCCGCCATCCGGCTCGATCTGCGCGGTGAGGTAGTTCAGCGCGTCCCACTTCGTGGGGTCATTCAGCTCCGAACCGTAGATCCGCGCGCCCGCCGTCATCACATAGGTTGTGCCGTCGAGGTACGCCTGCCCCTTTACGGTGGCTGTCTGCGCGCCTTGGGTCTGGAAGGTCAGCGAGACCCCCGCCGCAGTCGCTGTCGCGGCCGTGTTGATGGTCACCTGGGTTGCGCTGTCCACCGTGACTATGTAGGCGCCGGCGGGGATGCCTGCCCCCACTACGCTGGTGAAGGCGTTGAGGCCTGTCGTCGAGGGGATGTTCGTGATGACTGTCGTCGAGTGCGTGTCTCCCGTCGTCGTGATGGTCTGCGTGTAGGACTCCTCCACGAGCCCGCCGCCATCGTCGTAGGTATAAGCGTGGACGCCATTCTGGAAAAACAGCTTGGGGGTCGTGCCAAGGCAGGCAGAGAACGTGTAGACGCCGTTGGTCCCGTCCACAGTTCCCTTCGACACGCCGTCCTTGTAGAGGGTCGTGCCGAAGATTGAGTAGATGTTCCCGTTCCAGTTGAAGATTCCCCTTCCATTCCCCGAGAAGGACGCATAGACCACTGTCCCCGCACGCTTATAGACGTAGAGTTCGCCATCCTTCGTCTGCTCCGCGTACCCGTTGATGAGGCGCGCGTCGGAGGCGGGGTCGTCTCGCCTATTCGAGGGCGTGGCGAAGAGGGGCAGCCTGTTGGGGGCTTGCTGAGCCTGGGGTTTTTGTGCGTCCATTATCCCGCCATTATGTGAGGCTATTTCCCGCCCCTGCCGTTGTAGGTCGCTTCGAGCAGCCGGTCCACCTTCGAACTGAGCTTCTCGAGCTGCTCATGCAGGCTCACTCGATCCTGCACAGAGGCTGCGTCCTGCCTGTCATCCCGTACGATCTGCTGCTGGATCTGGTAGTCCACGAGAGCGAAGTGCTGATCTGTCCGACTCTCCAGTCGCAGGACGTATACTGCCGCCGTCGCAGCAATCATTAGGGTCGAAAGGATGTGGCTAACCTGGACCTCCTTATTGAGGTGCCAGCTCCTTTTGCGGTCACTGCCGGAGCCGCTCTCGTCGTTGTCTATCACGCCATACTCCTTAACGGAATCTGCCAGCGCTCTGGCCGCGGTAATCCACCTGGAACATAGTATCCGCGTCTTCCACGTCCCAGTCTTCGAGGGCGCTGCGGAACTGTTCTGCCCGTGTGCTGCACCTCTGTACGATTGATTGAGGTTGTCCAGTTGATATGTCATCTGCAAGCCCCCACCGAAGAGCGGTAAACCACTCGATCGGAAAGTTCATCGTGTCATTGAGGGACACGACGTTAGTCACTTGCTTTTGCACCAGCATGGAGCAAGTTCCAGTCACAGCGCCCGCATCCGGCACGAGCCAGAAGTAGACGTTCACATCCGTCTGCTGCTTGTCCACGAAGTAGCTTGTGACGGTGCCCTGCTGCGCGACGTTCGGCAGGGAGTTGTACTCGTTGAAGGAAAGGGGCTGGAGTGGGCGCGAAATGCTCTGCGCAGTCAGGTAATACCCCTCGAGGACGCGCATCGGCTTCGTCGAGAGGATCGCCCCACTGGGCCCAAGCT